CAAGCGGGCTGCTGCCGGGGTATTTCCTGATGACAGGAATGCTATCGGCAAGGGTCTTCTGCTCATAGGTCCGAATGGTACGCGCAAGTCAACTCTTGCCTGTGCCGTTCTGACAGAAGTTCAGTATCTGAGTCCTTCTTATGAGGTTTACTACATCCGGTTCTCGGACTGGAAGAAAGCCATGACCGACACCTTTACCAAGGAGGATTCCGCAACAAAGGTACGTGCCAAGTACATGCTCCACAGGACGGAGTTCTCCGCCCTTCTGGTTCTCGATGACATCGGACAGGAGCACCGTACATCTTCAGGCTTTACCGAGAGTTCTCTTCATGAACTTCTCCGCGTAAGGTATGAAGCAGCACGTCCTACGATCGTTACCACCAATGTGAGCAAATCCAGATTCGCCGAGATCTACGGTGATTCCCTGGAGAGTTTTCGTCATGATGCGTTCGATCCCCTGGTAATAGTAAGTGACGATTTGAGAAAGACTAAAAATTGATATGACACAATCACGTAATATATATGATCTTTTTTCCAAGATCGAATGGGAAGGCAGTATAGCCGATACCATTGAGTATGGTGTCCGTAATATTGACGCTTTCGATGTTCCGGATGAACTTAAAGAGGCGTGGGAAGAAATGGTGGATTTCTTTGATGAGTTCCACCATGCACAGGAACTGGTAGAAGATCTCCTGGAAGCAGTACTGGTCAAATACGAGACGGACAAGGAATTCTAATGGACAGTTGGCGGGCAGTTGCGGAACTGAAGAACCTGTTCGATGATTATGGTATGGTTCTTCCCTATGATCCTTACCACACACTGAATGTGGAAGAAGCTCTGGAACGGTTCCTTGACAGGTACTTCACCGAAGTGTACGGTGTGGGCTACGACGAAGGTTTTGCCAGCGGTTGTGCTCTGTACGACGAAAATTATGATTAGGAGAAACAGTTGAAGACCAATAAGCTCTTTATCCTCCTGGGCTCTGCGGTATTCCTTGTACTGGTTGGGTTGCCTTTCGCACTCTGGGCAGCAGATATATGGTGGAGTGGTCCCAAGGGTGCAGGTGGGCTTCACAAGCAGGTAAACGATTCCACCAACCGCGTAGCGGCTGCGGGTTCCTGGCAGACCTACTACGATGATGTGCAGCGTGCCAAGGCCGATCTCAAGGCTGTGGAGAGTATCTACAAGAGTTCCAGTCCGGAGGATGACCCTCAGGGCTTCATCATCTCCAACAAGGAACAGTGCGTTTCGGCGGTCACGAACTACAACGGACTCAACTCGCAACCCTTGATTTCCAAGTGGAAGCCTGCTAGTCTTCCTGTATCGATCTCAAGCAGTGTGTGCAAGTAATCAACCACGGAGGCAATGAATTGAACGGCAAGCGGATTGCGGTTGCTTTTGGTGCCAGTGCCATGGCGCTTTCCCTGATCACGGGTTGCGGAGGCAAGTCCGCTCCTAAGGTCGGGCAGAATGTGAAGAACGTCAACCAGATTCAGAATCAGAATGAAGCTGAGACGGTAAAGGCGTACAACGAGGCGCTGAAGAACGTTGAGAACCAGTACCCGGCTTCTCAGATGCACAATCCTTTGGAGCTGAAGATGCTCCGTGAGCGGGATCTGTACCTGAATGACGAATCCAAGATCCAGTACATCTACATTTTCCCCTCTGGACGTAACGAGGTATTCTTTTCCACTGTACGTGGTAAGGTATCGTCCATGACTTCTCAGATGACCGCTACTGATGGTATCTACCTGAACAACGGCTCAAGTAATGGTTCAAAGGACAGTCAGACTATCCCCATGCCGCAGGATGATCTGTCCTATGGTGGAAGTCCCTGCGGGGATGACGGTATCTTCTGGTTCGATGAGCAGGGAGGTTATCATCAGGCGTGTGTCACTGCGGCAACCGTGATGATCGAGTCTTCCCCTCTGAGCCTTAAGGCAATCGAGATGCCTGCCAGTGCAATGCCTGCCGGTATTCTGGCAGCAATGAAGAAGAAGTAAGACCGAACCAAAGGGGCGGAGAGAATAAACGCTCTCCGTCCTTTTGCTTTTATCTTGCAAAGGAATAATAAATGGGACTGGCAAGCTGGATTCTTTCTGTAGTAGGGGCACTTGGTGCCTACTATTCAGCTAAGAACAAATGGGGATGGGCCCTGAGTTTTCTTTATCAGATCCTGTGGATTCCCTATGCTGTTGTCACACATCAGTATGGGTTCATATGGATTTGTGTAATATTCGCGGTCATCTATACTAAGAACTTCTTTGGGGAGGACAAATGAATGTAATTCTGGAAAGTATTGTGGGCTCCACAGCCTATGGTTTGAATACCAAGGATTCGGATGTGGATACCCTGGGCATCTATGTTCGGGATACCGAGGATTTTCACGGACTGGATCTTTTCACCGAAAAGGATTTCAGTATGGTAACCACCAATCCCGATCGGACTCTGCATGAGGTAGGAAAGTTTTGCAGACTGGCACTCAGGTGCAACCCTACTGTTACAGAACTTCTGTGGGTGCCTGAAAGACTTCTTGTCACTTCCTCCGAATATGGTGAGGCTCTGCGGGAACTCAAGTACTGCTTTCTGTCCGCATCTCTTGTCAGAAGCGCCTACCTGGGCTATGCTCATGCTCAGTTCGAGCGCCTAACAGAGCGAGGAGACTTCGGGGCGGATCTCAGGAAGCGTACGGAGAAGCATGCGCGTCATCTTCTCAGACTTATGCAGCAGGGATATGAACTGTATTCCACAGGGCATCTTTCCATTGAGGTCATCAATCCTGAGATCTATCATGAGTTCGGCCGAAGGGCCGCACTCGATCCGGAAGTAGCAAGAGATCACGTAGACTATTATTCGGAATTGTTCGAGGAAACCCGTCCGGCTATTCCTGAAGCGGCGGACAGAGACACCATCAACGATTTTCTTAAGATTTTGAGAGGGATGCATTTCAATGCTCACAGTTACTCTGACCTACGGGCTTCCCGCTTCCGGTAAGAGCACCTGGGCCAAGGACCAGGTAAACCTCATGGGGGATCGTGTTGTCCGTGTCAACATGGATGATATCCGTACCATGCTGGGACTTCCTTACAGTAAGAATGCTGAGGAACTGGCCCTGCGTATTCAGGATTCGGCTATTGTTTCTGCGATCAGTTCGGGAAAGCATGTTATCGTGGACAATACTCATATCGAAAAGAAGATGCCCACGCGTATCAAGCGGCTGTTCGACGGAGATGTTGTATTCCAGGTACAGGACTTCACCCGGGTCCCTGTTCAGACCTGTATCAACAGAGACCTTGTACGGGCTTCTCAAGGACGACCTGCCGTAGGTGAGGAAGTTATCCGGCGAATGGCCGGACGGCTTTCCAAGACATCCTGGAAGCTGACTGAGGAGTGGATGAACGATGTTGTCCTGTCTCCTCTGTATGTTCCGAATCCGACCAAGCCTCTGGCTATTGTCTACGACCTTGACGGGACTGTGGCAAGGCACGACCATCGGAGTCCCTACGATTACAGCCGTATTCATACGGATGGCCTTCATTCGGAAATTGCGGACATCATTTGCAAGTACGCCACTTACGATACCTATTATGCTATTGCCTTGTCCGGTCGCCCGGATATCAATGACCATCGTAAGCAGACTGAAGACTGGCTTGATCGTTTCGGAATTCCTTGTGACCAGTTGCTCATGCGTCCGGCTGATATGCTGAACGACAATGACGCAGATGTAAAGCAGTTTCTGTTCGACAAGTATATCCGTGATAATTTTGTAGTGGATTTCTGGCTTGATGACCGTGATCGTGTAGTCCGCCGTATGCGTAAGCTAGGTCTCAGGGTTCTACAGGTAGCGGAAGGCAATTTCTGATGTCCAAGCATTCGGCCGAAGACAAGTACATGCTACAGGTACTGCTGGAGGATCACTGGCACGATGTTGAATCCGTAGGCAAGATGGGAGCCATAAAGAGGGCACGAGCAGCTGCCAACAGAACCAAGAAGAGATATCGTGTTATAAATCTTAGTAAGAACAAAGAAGTCTATGTAGATTGTGATCCCAGATGAAACTTCAGCAGAACAAGCGCTGGTCCTATGACAAGTTCACCGATGATGCGGAAATTGTTTGGAATGTACACAAGAATTCTGCATGTGAAGGGGAATCCTGTGTAATTCATAATCCGTCCGATCATCATTTGAAGGACGCCAAGGTTATTCTCCGTTCGTGGAGTCCTTTCAGTTCCAAGCCCCATGGGTTCGCCGAACGCTTCTGCCCGCACGGCATTGGACACAGCGATCCCGATAGTGTAGCCTTTTATGCACGACAAGGTGTTCACGGCATGGGTATTCATGGCTGTGACGGATGCTGTAACGGAACTTACGAGGAGATACAGAATGCCACTGATGTACGGTGAAGACCCAGAGGACTGGGTACCGGAAGATGCGGGTGTGGGAACCGATCCACTGCGAATGGATGATCTTGACGACAGATGGATTCAGTTCTATGCTGATCGTATCAATTCCCAGATCGAGAGAATGCTGAATGCTGAATGCTGAAGGGTGAGTTGTCGTCCGAAACTCTTCCCAGAGTTTATGTTGTGTTCGAGGGATTAATAGGTCTGCTGTCTAACACCAAGGACCGAACCGCAGAGATCCTGGCGCGGAAAAGGAAAAAATGGGATCAGGCAGCAGACTGTTACCAATTGAATATACAAACTTCACAGGGAATCCGGGATCTGTATTGGGTAAGGCATTTCAGAGTGGATGTCATAACCTTTATAGATCCCGGGTTTGTCTCTGCTATCAGAAACAAGCTGGACAGCCGTAATCTTCTGTTCGGTGATGTGCATTACTATGACACGGATTCTCTGATGGCAGATCTTACCTATGATCCCGCCGTTCTTGCGGTACTTGATCCTGAACCTAATCGCATATTGACATGGGGAAGCAAGGGAAGGTACTGTTCCGCAGAACAGTTGAATCTATTGCAGCTCATCACCTAGGAGGGGTTTTGGCGTCGTTCAATGTAGAGAAGCTATTTGTATCAAAGATAATCCAGGAAAACAGCATGACGGAAGTCGCTGATGTTCCTCCTTATTTTCTTTCCGACAGCAAATACCGGGAAGCATATGAGTATATCCGTAAGTACTATGCGGATATAGGCACCGTACCTACTGCAAGAGTATTCAAAGTTGACTGTCCTGATGCGGTTATCATTTCTGTGGAAGAGCCATGGGAAGATATCAAACGCCGAGTAGAACGTCAGTACATCAAGGGCATCATCAATGAGAACATGAGCAAGTTCAACAATGCTTATGATGATGACCGCATTGAAGACGCAATCAACTTTCTCGGTGTCACCCTGTCCAAAGCACATACCGCCATCCCGCACAGCAGGGATGTGGATGTCTCTCAGAACGGGCAGGAACGGCTTGAGAGGTACCTGGAACGACGTAACAACCCCGGTACCCTGGTAGGTGTCCCGACAGGTTTTCCAACGCTCGACAGAGCCACACAGGGCCTTCAGCCTGGTCAGCTGGTCACTATTACAGGGCTGGCAAAGACAAGCAAGTCAACTCTTGCCCTGCGTATCGGTATGACTAT